CAGGGGCAGGGCCACCTGGGGGCGTAACTTTCCAGAGCTTTTTCTGTCGATAGGGCTTAATTTTTGCGTGCGTATGTGGTATAATAACCGCACGAAAGCCGGAACCCTTGATTTGTCAGGGGTTCCGGCTTTTCTTGTTACTAACGTGTTACAAGTTCAATATTAAACCATGGGCAATAAAGATTTTCTTTGTACCAGTTCAAGGGCGGTTTTGAGTTCATCCAAAGTCTTGTGATTATAGACCCGGTTCCCCGTGTCCTTGGAGGTGTGACCCATAAGTAAATCAATACACTTCCGGTTTGCCCCGGCGCTGTCCAGCATAGATTCAAACGTGTGGCGGCAACTGTGAGGGGTTCCGGGAATGTGAAGCCGTTCGGAAAGGCCCTTCCAAATCACCCGGTATTGGGATTCTGAACACCTGTGGCCTTCCCACTGGATCAGGTATTCCCCGCCTTCTGCCATGCGCCGTTCCACCATAGGCCGGATCAGGGAGTGGATCGGAACAAGGCGGTTTTTCCCGGCCTTGGTTTTTGTGCCGCCTTTCATCGTCCCGGCCTGAAGGTCTATGTCCGCCGTTTTCAGGTTCAGCAATTCAGAAATCCGCCAACCGGAATAAATGAAAATCAAGATGCTATCAACCCAAGGTTCCCCGGCGTGGTTCCAAAGCTGTTCAATCAGTTCATCGGAAAACCTGTCCCGTGTCGTGGGCGGGATGGGATCAGAGGTCAACAGTTCAGAATAGCACCGGGAAACCACATCCAATTCCAGGGCGAACCGGTCAAGATGGCCCCAAAGATTCTTAATGGCCCCTTGGGTGGAATAGCCCTTCCCGCAACCGTCAATCGTTTCTTGCATTTGAAACGCCTTGATCTGTTTATAGGGCTTGTTCACCAAGGCTGAACAATGTTTGAACGCCGAACAGAGGGAAGCCCGGTTGGATTTCCCCAACTTGGGGGCCTTTTTCTCTTTCCAGAGATCAAACAATTCCTGAAGGGTGACTTTAGCCCGGTCAACGTCCCACGGATCACGGTTATATTGGGCTAACAGTTCCAGCCCTTCTTCCCGTGTGGCAGTATAGCCCACAATTTCAATGATGGGATGCCCCTTTTCATTCCAACCAATGGTTTTTTTGATGATATAGGGGCGGCGGCGTTTCCCTGACAGCTTCGCAACCGTTCCATAGCCGTTGGGCAATCGCATTTTATCACCTATCCTTTCAAAAATGGTTGCAGAAACCCAAGGGCAGGTGATATAATAGGCTTGTCCGGGGCCTATTTTGGATCACTTGTCCAAGATGGTTCCTTTGCCGCTTCCGGTGTTGGCGCACTGGGGGCGGCGCTTTTTTTTTGCCTATCTGTTCCATATCTGTTCCGGCAAAAATGCAGGAATATCAACGGTTTTCGGGAATGGAACAGATGGAACAGATAAAATATTACTTAAAATAAAAATATAAATAAAATATATAAAAAAAAAAGAAGTATATAAAAGCAAACTGCCATTTTATCTGTTCCATCTGTTCCAGGGCCTTAAAACCCTTGTAGCGTAAGGGATTGGCCCCGGAACAGATATGGAACTGATGCTGTTACCGGCCTTTAATATGGGGGCCGGTTTTTAGTTACCCTGTGGCCTGATTGGGAATAGAATTATCTTTTTTATATTTGACTGTCATTCCCAGGTATTCCGCATAATCCGCCAACTGTTCTTTTCCTTCCGGGTTCAAGCTGTGGTAAATATCTATGATTCTTGCAAGTTGTTTCGGAATTTCCGGTTGAACTTGAATTTCAAGCGGTTCAGGCTGTGTTGAATTTTGGCTTTCTTCTTGAATAGCTTGAATACCAATTTTCAAAATTTCCGTTATCGCCTGATTTTGCGATTTCATTCGGTGATCGTGCTGATATGTGTTGATTTTATCGTATAAATCACAATCAACCGACACTGAAAAGCGTGGTTTTGGACAATCCATCGGATTCACCCCCTTTCACTGTTACTATTATACACCTTTGCACCATTGATGTAAAGATGTTTTGATGAAAAAGTTTTCTGAAAAAAGGGGTTGACTTTGCACCAATGGTGTGTTAGTATAATGACAGCAATGCACCAATGGTGCAAAACGGGCTTGAAATGGGGGTGAATAACGATGGCTGAAAACAAGCGCATGACCATTTCCATTCCGGCTGAAATGGAAGAAGCCTTAACGGAACTTCGCAAGACTGATCGGTTTTGTCGTTCCTCTTATGCTGAAATCGTCCGGGAGGTTCTGAAGATCGGGGTGGAGCGGATCAACAATTCCGTTCAGATGGCAAAGTAAATCCCCCCCCCCAGGTTGGGGCGGGGTAAATCGGGGAGGTACGAACCATGACAGAAGCAAGCGTGAAGCCGGTTATCGGTGAACTTGAAAGTTTATTTTCAACGTTCAATAAAGCCCTCTTTGAAGGCAAGCTGGAAAAGCCTGTGATCACCGTTTCCCCTGACAGCACCAAGGGCGCTTATGGGTGGTGTACCGGTTGGAAGGCGTGGCAGAACGGGGACGAGAACGGCGGGTTCTATGAAATCAACCTGTGTGCCGAATATCTGAACCGGCCCTTTGAAGAAACCTGTGGAACGCTGATCCATGAAATGGTTCACCTGTGGAACCTTCAGGAAGGGATTCAGGACACTTCCCGATCAGGCACCTACCACAACAAGCAATTCAAGGTTGCCGCTGAAGCCCACGGCCTGACTGTGGAGAAAACCGCCAAATACGGTTATAGCAAAACCAGCCTGACCCCGGAAACGCTGAACTTTGTTCAATCCCTTGGAAAGAACAGCTTTTCCCTTGTACGCCCCAAGGTGGGCGGTGTGAAAGGGGCCGGGGCAAAGAAGCAAAGTTCCCGGAAGTATGTGTGCCCGTGTTGCGGGAACATCGTCCGGGCCACTAAGGAACTGAACATCATTTGCGGGGATTGTGAAGTTCCCTTTGAACAGGAGTGATAAAACGTGAAACCTGTGAAGCTGACCAAGAAAACCGCCGTGATGCTGATTCAGCGGGTGATCCCCCTGTCACCCAAGCTGATCAGCGGCGGGGCCGGTAACAATGGGGCGGTTCGGTATAGCGCCCCGGTTGGCCCGGAAGGGCTGGAAATCACCTGTGAAAACGATTGGTTCACTCACAACGGGTATATCAAGGTGACAATCCACGACACCCACGGAGGAAGCTGTCTGACTATGTATTTCAGCCCCAACACCTTTGAGCGTGACCATTCGGCGGAAGAATTTGACAAGAAGGAAGCCGCCGCTGATGCCCGGAAAACGTGGGTTCAGGAAATCGGGCCGGAACAGGCCCACAAGTTGGTTGATCTCTATTGGGGTTACTGAACAAATTCAAAAGGAGTGAAACAGCATGATCAAGTTCAATGAACGCCTAAAGGCGGCTATGGCTGAAGCCAACTTGACCCAAACGGCCCTTGCCGGGATGGTGGACGTTTCCAAGGCGTCCATGTCCGGCTACCTGTCCGGCAAGGTGAATCCCCCCGAAAAGAAGAAGGAGCAGATCGCCCTTGCCTTGGGCAAGCCTTACAACTTCTTTCAGATGGAGGAAGTCAACATGGAAATCGCCGCCGATGGCGGCTATCGCCTGAAGGTGGATTTGGCGGCAAAGCTGATGGGAGTGAGCGAACGCACCCTGAAGCACGGCCTTCAGAACGGTGATTTCCCGTGGGGGTATGCGATTCTGAACACCGAAACCGGAACCCATACATACTGGATTAGCCGGATCAGGTTCAGCGCCGAAACGGGGATTCCCGTTCCCCTGACGTAGCGGATGGGGGGGGGGAGTTATGACATTAACCGGAATGGAGGGTGAACGGTTACGGTTGCCAAAATCGTTCTATGAGCGCCCCCTAACCCCCAAAGAAGCCCAATTTGCCACGGATAATATCAACATTGTTTGGTGGTATCTGGATCAACAGGGCCTTGATCGGGCGGAATGGTTTGACGTGGTGATCTTTCGGTATCTGCTGACGGTGAAGCGCTGGTTTGCCCTTCCTGAATTGCAACAGGTAAAGTTTGTGACCCTGGCCTGTTCGGCTATGCGTTCCGCTATTGGGCATGAACGGGAGAAGCGGGCCAAAGAACCCCGAACGGTGAGCCTGTATGAACCGATTCCCGGTACTGATGATCTGTTGTATATCGACACCATAGCGGCCCCGGAACCTATCTTTGCATAAGGAGTGAAGCAAGCGTGGAAATCAAATATAACGTTCAGGCCCCGCCCAAAAAGTCCTTCCAGGGTGGAACCAAAAGCGAGGAAATCAAAGCTATTGAAGATTTCCTGACCAGCGGGAACGCAAAGAATATGTGTTTCCAGTATGACACCCCCAAGGCGGCAAAAAGCAAGCTGTCCACCATTTCCAGCCACCGGCGCAAGTACAACGCCACCCATGCCAAAGGGTATGACGCATACCGGGTGGAAGCCTGTATCTATGTCGTGCGGGCGGCGGGGGCGGGGAACGCAAAATGAACCTGTTCCCCCACCAGCAACAGGCCCTTGACCTGACCGCCGCCCACAACCGTTGCGCCTACTATCTGGACATGGGCCTTGGGAAAACGTTTGTGGGTTCGGAAAAGCTGATGGGCCTTCAGGCCCGGATCAATCTGGTTGTGTGTCAACATTCAAAAATTCAGGATTGGATTGAACACTTCAAAACCCATTATTCCGATGTTGCGGTTGTGGATATGACCGTAAAAGGAGCTGTTCAAACGGTTTTGGAATGGGGCTATGGGATGCCGGTTATTGGCGTGATCAACTATGAACTGACATTCAGGCGGAAGATTTTGAAATCCTTGACCGGGTTCACACTGATGTTGGATGAAAGTTCCCTGATCCAGAACGAAACCGCCAAACGGTCAAAGTTCATTTTGGGCCTGAAACCGGAAAACGTGATCCTTCTGTCCGGCACCCCCACGGGCGGCAAATATGAAAAACTGTGGAGCCAGTGCCAGCTTTTAGGCTGGAAAATCAGCAAAGACCTTTTCATGGCTCAGTATGTGGAAACTGAGTGGTTCCAAGATAACGGCTTTTGGAAAAAGAAAATCATTGGCTATAAGAACGTGGACAGGCTCAAAGAAAAACTTGCCACTTATGGAGCTGTATTCATGACAACGGAAGATGCGGGCCTGTCTTTACCAGAAAAGCAAGTGATACAGGTAAAGCACCCTTCCCCGCCTACTTACGATAAATTCCGGCATGATTGGGTAGTACAGATTGATACCGGCACTTTAAGTGAGTTTGAGCTTGATGCCGACTTTTGGGGTTCAAACGCACATTGTGAAAGGGAATTGATAGGGGATCAAGCCTTAACCCGCCGCCTCTATTCCCGGCAGCTATGCGGGTTATATAACCCGGCGCGGTATGATGCTTTTCGGGACTTACTGAATAGCACGGATGATAGGTTGATTGTGTTCTACAACTTCACTGAAGAAATGAAGCGGATGCGCGGGATTGCGCAAGGAATGAACAGGCCCATTTCTATATTGAACGGTGAAACTAAGGATTTGACCGCCTACAATTACAAGTCCGATTCTGTAACCTTCATTCAGTATCAAGCCGGGGCAATGGGGGGCAACTATCAAAAAGCCAACAAAATCATATACTTTTCACTGCCGGAGAGTTGGGAGCTGTGGGAGCAAAGCCAAAAGCGCATACACCGTATAGGGCAAAAAAAACCTTGCTTTTACTATCTTCTCATATGCCCTGGTACAGTGGAAGAAGATATTTTGCGAAATCTGGAAATGCGAAAGGATTACAATGACAACTTGTTTCGGGATTACATGGGGGGTATGAATTATGTATGATTTGACTGGTAAAACATTTGGTAAACTTACAGTGCTATGTCGTTCAAAAGAAGCTGGAGGGAAAGGAAAACACGCGAAATGGCATTGTAAATGTGAATGTGGAAATGAAACTGACGTGTTAAGTTTTAATTTGCGCTCAGGTCATACAACGTCATGTGGATGCTTACATAAATCCATGATGAAACGAGGATTAAGAAGGTCACATGGGTTGATTTCCACAAGGATTTATTCGATTTGGGAGAACATGAAAAGCCGTTGCTATAATCCGAATGCAGAAAGCTTCAAATATTACGGCTTACGGGGTATTACCGTTTGTCCCGAATGGCGCAATAGTTTCCAGGCGTTCCATGATTGGGCTATGTCCCATGGGTATCAATATGATTTGAGTATTGACAGAATCGATAATGATAAAGGATACTCACCTGATAATTGCCGATGGGCAACGGCAAAAGAACAAAGTCAGAATAGGAGAAACACTAGATGCACTCTTTGAAGCCTATAACAAAGCGGACGATAGGCAAGCGGATTTTGGTTAGTTGGCTGATTATTGCGGTTGTGTTCTTTGCAATCGGATTTGCAGCCGGAAAAATATTCTAAGAAAGGTTGATACCATGATTAAATGTAAGGCCACTATGGGCGATTGCCCCCAAAACAAAGACATTTGTTGCCTTTCCTGTACAGAACACGGTACTTGCGCTGACTGCTGCTGTGATCTGCCGGACACTTGCGAAAATTCTGTGTATGAGGACGGAGAAAGTGGCGCGGAGCTGGTGGAGTTTCAGACTGAAGCCGCAACCCTTATGCGGCGCATTTCTGACTTGAAAAAGCAGAAAGACAAGCTCGAAGCCCAGGACAAGAAAATGCGGGAACAGCTCAAGGCGGCTATGGAAAAGTACGGGATTAAAAAGTTTTCCAATGACTTTCTTTCCATCACCTACATTGCCCCTACCACCCGTAAAGGCATTGACAGCAAAAAGCTGGAAGCCAAGTTCCCGGATGCTTTTGCCGCCTGTAGGACGGTTACCAACGTCAAGGCCAGTGTGAAAATTGAGGTGAAGTAATGACAAGGGCAGAGCGGGAAGCGTACCCGGAACAATCCTTTGATGGTGGCTACCATCTTTTCGCCAAAGAACGGCACCAAAAGCGTGTGCTGCAAAATCCTCAACGGATTGCATATGCAGTGGAGCAGTTTAACGCCCATGGGATCAAGTATGAGTTGAAAAACGAAATCACCGGGCATTTTCACTGTTGGCGCAAGTCAGATGGGAAGTTGTTTCAATTTTATGCGGGTACAGGGAAAATTCAAGGGTGTTCATGGGGGCGAGGTATCCGCGCCTTAATTAGGATACTGGAAGGATGGGAAAATGGCCGCTGAAAAAGCCTTTGAGAGCCGCGTTAAGGGCTATCTTCATACAATGGGGGTTTATCCCGCCGGATATCCCAAAGACCGCATGACGGCCCCTGTAAAGGGCTGGTACGTCAAAATATGGGGCGGGGGCTTTCAGAAAGCCGGGATACCTGATTTAATCGCTTGCATTAACGGTATATCGGTATTTATTGAAGTTAAGGCTTCAAATGGGAAACCTTCAGAGCTGCAAAAGCTAAATATAGCCCGGATCAACACCAGTAACGGGATCGCGCTTTTCCTGTACCCGGAAGGGTTTGACGATTTCAAAAAAATTGTGGAAGGGGTGATAGGGTGCAATTCTCACACAGCCGCATTGAACTGTTTGAAAGCTGCAAGCTCAAGTACAAAATGCGCTATTTGGACAGGATAAAGACCGATGCGCCCACCAATGCCGATAACGCTCTTATCTTGGGTGCTGCCTTGCATACGGGCATAGAGAAGGATGTTGAAACGGCGATACGGCAGTATTGTTTCAGTTATCCGATTATCACGGATGAACACGTTAACGAAATAATCAAGCTGGAAACAATTATCCCTATGGCAAAGGAAGTGTTGCCGCCTGGGGGACAGTTTGAGGTACCAATTAGAACGCCGGATTTTGTGGGGTTTATTGATTATTTGGTACCTGTGACCTACCGGCGAGGAGATACAGACAGCTTAGTGCAAGAGCCTTTGCTAGTGGCAGATACCTTTGATCTCTATGACTTCAAGTATTCCAACAATGTTGAGCATTACCAGGAAAGTGCCCAACTCCACCTTTACAAATACTTTTGGGAAAAGCAGAATCCGGGGAAGAAAATCCGCAACTTGTATTTTCTCTTTGCCCCGAAAGTGAACGTGAAGAAAGGTCAGGATGAAAGCTTGTTCACCTACAGGCAGCGCATAGCTCATGAGTTAGACCGCGTTGCCGTAAGAACTATGTTTGTGCAGTATGATCCGGGCAAAGTCATTGATTGGCTATTAAAGGTGAAATCCACTTTTGAAGCCAAAGACTTCCCGCCGACAAAAAGCTATTTGTGCCGGTACTGTGATTTTCAAGAATATTGTGAGAAAGGATGGGACTACTTTATGCAGTTACCCGAAAACAAAAGACGGAACATTGAAGCCGTCACCAAGCGCACGATCTGGATTTATGGGGCACCGTTCTCTGGCAAGACCACGTTTGCCAATGACTTCCCCGATCCCCTCATGCTGAACACGGACGGCAACTACAAGTTCGTGGATGCCCCGGTGCTGCCTATTAAGGATGAAGTTACCGTTGAAGGGCGGCACACCAAGCGCAAGCTGGCTTGGGAGAATTTCAAGGAAGCTGTAGCAGAGCTGGAAAAGAAAGACAACACCTTCAAGACCATCATTGTTGACCTGCTGGAAGATGCCTATGAGTATTGCCGCCGCCATATGTATCAGCAGATGGGCATTACTCATGAATCTGACGATTCTTTCAGAGCATGGGATAAAGTGCGCGGTGAATTTCTTAGTACCATGAAGCGGCTCATGAACATGGATTATGAAAACATAATCCTCATTAGCCATGAGGATACCACACGAGATTTGACCCGGAAAACCGGGGATAAAATCAGCTCCATCAAGCCCAATATCCAGGACAAGGTAGCCGGGAAGATCGCGGGCATGGTGGATGTGGTGGCCCGTGTTGTTTCAGATGATGGAAAGCGCACGTTTAATTTTAAGTCGGATGAAGTGATTTTCGGCGGCGGGCGGCTCCATGTGGAAGAAACCGCTATACCCCTCTCTGTTGAAGCCCTGTTTGCCGTATATGACGATGCAAACAACGGCAAGGGTAAATCTGCCAGTGCTGAGGAAAAGCCCGTTACAGGCCGTAGAAGGGGCGCTAAGAGGGCCAATAACCCGGAAGAAGAAACTACACCAACGATCAGCGAAACCCCCGCTAGTGAGCCTGAGAGCGCCCCTAGTGAGGAAGCCCGGGCCACGCTTCCCAAGTGCCCGAATGCAGAACGGATTTTTAGGCAGCATGAGGAAAGCAACGGCGAAATTCCTCTTTGCTCCAAAATTGATGCTGGGCACCAGTGTCATAGGGAAAACGGCCCCGAGGGTTGCCCGCTGCTGAATACTCCCGCGCCAGAAAGTGAACCGGCCCCGGATGCCGCTGAAACGGAGCCGACCCGCCGTAGGCGTAAGGCCAGGGCTTAAGGGATGGATAAAATAACATTGTACTTAAAGGACGGCTCTACAAACACCATATTCACCTTCAAGCAGTTTCTTGAAATGGTGCAGGATTACATGGGGGATGATGTTGCAAAGTGGTTAGAGGGCCATTGCAACGCCTTAGAAGAAGCTGCTGACCGTACCGCAGCGGAGGTAGATACTGACCTTGCCAGCTATGAAGCAAGCCTTGAATCAAACGCCAGGGCTTTCCAAGACATACAAGATGAAGCCGCCGCAATCATGGAAGTGTTACAGGGCAAGCGGATCAACCGCGATAAAATAGCCCATAGTATACGCCTGATAGGGCAAATAATTTCTAATCAAATATAGGAAGGAAGATGCACATGAATCCACCGCCCAACGGGGATTTTGGAAATCTCCAGCAGTTGCTTGACAATCTGATTGAAGCAACACTTAGGGGCAACTACAAGGCCCGCCACATGGCCCCGGACACGCTGCAAACTGTTGACCTTAAAGTCCCGGCAAAAATGGCCGCTGATACTGCAAAGGTGCAGTATGATGCCTTTGTCGAAGTAGGTTTTACGCCCGTCCAGGCGTTTTCCCTATTAAAAATTCTGTTAAATAATGCAAAGAGAGGTAATTAACATGGCTGAAAACATTTGGGACAAGTTCGATTCTGAGTTCGACAGTGAGGAACTGGCAAAGGACATTGAAAATGCTGCTGATGGCGGCGGAGACTTTGAGGAAGTGCCTGATGATACCTATGAGGTGAAGATCACAACCTTGGAGTTGACCGAGAGCAAGAGCGGCAAGCCAATGGTGAAAACCGTCATGAAGATTTTGGACGGGCCTTGCAAGGGCCGCTTGATCTTCTGGTATAAGGTACTTACTCAGGCGTTCATGTTCTCCAACAAGTACAAGAACGGCATGAACGACTTCCTTACCGAGCTGGTGTCCGGGCTGGATAAGCCTATGGAAATCCGCTTTAAGAACTGGAAGCAGTACCACACTCTGCTGCTGGACGTGATGGAAGCGATTGACGGCAAATTTGAGTATGCCGTGCGCAAGTGCCAGAACGAGAAGAACCCGGACTATACCGATTACTTCATTGATGAAGTGTACGCGCTGGAAGATTAACAGCACAAGGCCGGGGCGATTGCCCCGGTTGACCCCAAAGTGAAAGCCTTCCCGTGGCGGGGTTGTTAAGGCGCTTGCCAACTAATTTCACAAAATGCCTTGAAAAGTGGTGGTAAAAATAATTTTTTATGATTATGAAGTTTTCCGCTATAATTGGATTGTAGTTTTTATGGATACCAGTACCCATAAAACCACGGTGCTTCACAATGATCCAGATGCTCAAGAAAAGTTTTATCAGGCACACCGGCGCGATATTTGGGTAGGCTTTAACTCCCGACACTATGACCAATATATTTTGAAAGCTATCCTTTGCGGGTTCGATCCCAAAGAAGTGAATGATTATATAATTGTTAAAGGTGAACCGGGCTGGAAGTATGCGCCCACCCTATTCCGCAAGTTTCCGCTAAATAACTATGATGTTATGGCTAACCTTGATCGGGGCTTGAAATTTTTTGAAGGAAGTATGGGCAGTGACATAAGGGAAACGCAAGTCCCCTTTGATATTGACCGCCCATTGACTGAGCAAGAGTTAGAGCAGATAATTTTCTACTGCAAACACGATGTTGAAGAAACAATGAAAGTGTTTATGCAGCGGAAAAGTGATTTTGAAGCCCACATGGGCCTAGTAAAAATTGCTTGCCAAGGTAAAGCGCTGGATTTAACTCTACTTAACAAAACAAAGGCCCAGCTTTCGGCAATCATACTGAACGCAAAGCACAGGGAGTATGATGATGAATTTGACATTGACTTTCCTTCTACCATGCGGATTAACAAGTATAATTCGGTAGTGCGTTGGTATGAAAATCCCCACAACAGGTGTTATGTGAGGATGGAGAACGGAAAAAAGAAGAAAGTGCAGCTTGAAATTGAAGTTGCCGGGATACCGCATGATTTTGGATGGGGCGGGCTTCATGGGGCCATTCCTCATTACCATACCAAAGGCTACTTTATCAATATGGACGTAACAAGCCTATATCCCTCTTTGATGATCCTGTATAAGCTTCTTTCACGTAGTATGAGTGACCCGACAAAATTTGTGGAAATTTATAACCAACGGATAGAATACAAGAGAGCCGGAAATGCCCTACAGTTGCCCTTAAAGCTAGTGCTTAATTCAACCTATGGAGTTATGAAGGATGCCAACAATGCGCTCTATGACCCCTTGCAGGCTAACAGAGTATGCGTATATGGGCAGCTATTGATCCTTGACCTGATAGAGCGGCTAGAGCCATACGCCAAAATCATTCAATCAAATACGGATGGCGTACTTATAAAGATGCCGGAAGGGCAAGATGAAAAATCTTGGTACAACTTGATTGATGATGTAGCTTATGAGTGGGAACAGCGCACGGGCCTTAAGCTGGAATTTGATGAATACCGCGAGATATTCCAAAAGGACGTAAACAATTATGTAATTGTTGATGGCAGCGGTAAGCACAAGTCAAAGGGTGGCTATGTTAAGAAATTGAGTGGCCTTGATTACGGGGACTTTCCCATAATTAACAAAGCTTTAATTGAGTATATGGTACATGGAGTACCACTTGAAAGGACGATCAGAGAATGTGATTCTTTGATTGATTTTCAGCTTGTTTCCAAAATAAGCGGCAAATACACTCATATCCTTCACGGGGAACGGCCCATAAAAGAACAATGTATCCGTGTCTTTGCCTCACGCCAAGCTAGCGATCCAGGCATACAGAAAGTTCATGCAAAATCAGGAAAGCCCGCAAAAATAGCGAATAGCCCTTCACATTGCTTTATCTACAATGAAAATATAAGCGGTATAACGGTACCTTCTAAGCTTGATAAGGAGTGGTATGTTGAGCTTGCAAGGAAACGGTTGGCCGGGTTTGGGGTGATATGATGGGAACACTTGATCATTATAAAACAAAAGCGAGGTAAACCCCATGTTTTTCAAGGGATACATAAGAACCAAAAACAAAGAATCTCAGGAAAAAATAAAGGATAGGACTTCTTTTAAGACCTTAGAAGAAGTGCAGGATTTTCCTGAGTATGCGGGGGTTTTAACCGAAACCACGGTGCTTATTGATGTTGATGATTTTGAAGAATCTGAAATTCTCTTTGAAATTATCCGGAATTTCAAGTTAAAGTGCCGTGTGTATGGGACAAAACGCGGCAAGCATTTCCTGCTCAAGAATAATGGGATCAAGAGTAATAAGACCGCTAATCCCTCTTGGAAAACGGCTATTGGCCTTATGGCAGATATCAAGCTAGGCTCAAAAAATTCCTATGAGGTTATCAAGTTTGAGGGGAAAGAGCGGCAAGTGTTGTATGATACTGCTGAGAATGAAGAAGCCGATCCTGTTCCCCGCTGGCTCTTTCCAGTACAAAACTCCATGGAATTTTTACACATGGATGATGGGGACGGGCGAAACCAAGCACTGTTTAATTATATTTTAACTTTGCAGGGTAATGATTTTACCGTTGATGAAATCCGGGAAACAATTAGGATTATCAATCAGTTTGTGCTTAGCGATCCCCTTGACGAGAAGGAACTAGAAACGATTTTGCGGGACGATGCTTTTAAGAAGCCGGTTTTCTTCAAAGAAAGGACTTTCCTGTTTGATAAGTTTGCGGCCTATCTGAAAAGCAATTCCCACATTCTCAAAATCAACAATCAGCTTCACATATACCGTGATGGAATTTATATCAACGGTGCAGCAGATATCGAAAGTGAAATGATTAAGTTGATCCCCTCATTGAACCGGGCAAAGCGGGCAGAGGTATTGGCCTACCTTGACATTTTAATCCGTGATAACACAAAACCGGCAGAGGCTAACTTAATTGCTTTTCAGAATGGGGTTTATAATGTGGCTGATGGCAGTTTTTCAGAGTTTACAAGCGAACACATTATCACCAATAAAATCCCGTGGAACTATGTGCCGGGGGCATACTCAGAGGTTGCGGATGGTGTTCTAAACCGCATTGCTTGTCACGATCCAGAAATCCGCGCCCTGCTGGAAGAAGCTATTGGCTATTGCTTTTATCGCCGAAATGAACTAAGGAAAGCATTTATCTTGACTGGCGGTAAACACAACGGTAAATCCACATTCCTTGCAATGGTGCAGAATTTACTTGGAGAGCAAAATATAGCCGCCCTGGATTTGAAGGAGCTGGGGGACAGGTTCAAAACTGCTGAGTTATTCGGCAAGCTGGCAAACATAGGGGACGATATAGGGGAAGAATTTATAGGAAACGCGGCTATTTTCAAAAAGCTGGTAACTGGTGACCGGGTATCAGTAGAGCGCAAGGGCCGTGATCCCTTTGAGTTCAACAACTATTGCAAGTTCCTGTTCTCTGCCAACAGCATACCCCGCATTAAAGACCGTACCGGCGCGGTGCTGGACAGGCTTATAATTATTCCCTTCAACGCTCAGTTTACCAAAGATCAACCCGGCTTTCAACCCTATATCAAGTATTCCTTGATGGAAGCGCCGGTAATGGAGTATTTGATAAACCTGGGCCTTGCGGGTTTGGATCGTATCATGTTAAACGATGGCTTTACTAAAAGCTCTAAGGTGCAGCAGGAACTACAAGACTATGAAGAAACAAATAACCCTGTATTGGCATTTATCCGGGATTGCAAGGAAGAAGATTTTCCGATTGAAAATGAACCTACCAATATTGTTTTCAAGCGGTATCATGAGTTTTGCCTTGCAAACGCCTTGCAGCCGCTAAGTAATGTAGAGTTTTCCAAACAGATTAAGCGGATAATGGGATTGGATATTGTTGATAAGAAAATTAACAACAAAAAGTGCAGGGTGTTTGTAAGAAGGAAAGGATGATTTAGCTTGCAAGAAAATAGTGGCACCCATTCTGTTTATGTGACTATGGGTGCAAGCAATCACACAGAGAGGGATAGGCACCCTGATGATTTTTACGCTACAGAACCCGCAGCTATAGAATTGCTTTTGAGCAAAGAAAAATTTGCACCTGAGATATGGGAATGCGCTTGCGGTATGGGGCATTTGTCCGAGGTTTTGAAAGCTCATGGATATAACGTCATTAGCACTGATCTAGTGTACCGGGGATATGGTGATCCTGAGCCGTTGAATTTTCTTTCCGAAACTTTGGAAGATTTTGAGGGTGATATTATCACAAATCCGCCCTATAAGTACGCTCTTGAGTTTGTAGAGCGGGCAATAGAAAGTGTAGCCCCTGGAAGAAAAGTGGCAATGTTTTTGAAGTTGCAGTTCTTAGAGGGGCAAAAGCGCAAGCAACTCTTTTTGAAGAATCCCCCGAAAACGGTTTATGTAAGTTCATCCAGGCTCTATTGCGCTAAAAATGGAGAGTTTGAACGATACAAAGACACAAAAGCTATCGCCTATGCTTGGTTTGTATGGGTAAAAGGCTTTATGGGTGATACTGTAATTAAATGGATTAACTGAAAGGATGATTAAAAATGGCAATCAAAGACAGCGGCGAACGCACACAGTTTGAGAGTGGAGCAATGCGGGATATGCACCAGGGCAAGGGCCGCATGGATTTATTACCCTGGGAAGCCTTGATTGAGGTTGCAAAGCATTGTGAGGAAGGGGCCGCAAAGTACGGGGAGCGGAACTGTGAAAAAGGTATTCCCATCCACAGCTTGATTGATAGCGGTTTCCGGCACTTAGCTAAGTACATGATGGGCATGGATGATGAACCCCATTTGAGGGCCGCAGCGTGGAACATTCTCTTTGCCCTGTACATGGAGATCAAACACCCGGAAATGCAGGATATTCCCACAAGGGCCGGGGATTGCCCCCCGGTCAATGAAGATAATTGGCGGTCGGATCGCCCCGAGGGGTGTTTCACTTGCAAGTACCAGTCCAAAGAGAGTTTCGAGCGCCCTTGTAACAGATGTATTCATAATGCACAGGAATACTACACGCCGGAAGAAAAGCCCAATCAAGCCGCTGTGCTGAACCGTAATACCTGTAAGCATTATCATGTCCCTACTGGGGAATATCCCTGTGCTGAATGTGATCCCGCTACTAAAAATCTGTTTGAAAGGAAGAGTTGAGAAAATGACTGCTAAAGAACAATTCTCAGCCCTTATGCGGGGGTATATTCCCGCTGAAATGTTTTCCTATTTGACTTTCAGCGGGTACTTTGAAGCCCCAGCGGCCATGTCCCACCACGGGAACTATCCGGGCGGGCTATACGATCATTCTTACGCGGTGACAGAGAGCTTACTATTTTTGAGCAAGCGATTGGGCCTTAAGTGGCAGGAAAAGCGCAGCCCCTATATAGTGGGTATGTTTCACGATTTGTGCAAGCTGGATGATTATAAGAAGGTCAACGGGGTTTGGCAGCGGGACGAAAAAGCCCGTCCTGGGCATGGTGAAAAATCCTGGCTCATGCTTGCATTACACATGGATTTGACAGAGGAAGAAATGTTCTGTATTCGCTGGCACATGGGAGCGTTTGACGATAAAGCCAAGTGGAAATGCTACACGAAAGCAATAGCGAGATACCCCAATGTGCTTTACACTCATACCGCCGATATGATAGCTTCTCAGGTAATGGGGGTTTGAAAAATGAACTTCAAAAGGCACAGCGGCAAGATCTTTGGGGTAACGCTGAATGCAGCAGAGCGGCGGGCGCTGGATCAGGAAATCAGCCGCCAGATTGTAGCACGGGACATTGCCTTTGACATGGACAAGGAAAGCTCTATTCTCTGGATGCTGCATACTCAATTCGGCTTTGGGCCCACGCGCCTTAAACGGGCCTGGGAACTGTTTTACAGCGAAACCGTGAAGCTGAGAGAATATTACATGATGGATAAGGCAGATGATGGGTGGATCACCCGGAAGAAGCTCAAAGACATTGGCTGTGATGTGGAAGCGTGGTATAATGAGCTAACAGGGGGAAAGCCCTATGAGTGATCCCCGGCGAAATAGTGAATGGTACTTAGACCCCACAGCGCATGAAGCGATAGCAGCAGTCACCAAGATACATGAAGAAAGCCAAAAGCGCATGAAAGCCTTAGTGTATGCGGTTAAATTGATGATTGACTTAGCGGGTTTTGAGTTAATTAACCGTATAGAGCTTAGGGACAAAAAGACCGGCGATGAATACAAGTAGAGAGGATGGCTAATATTATGGGCAAATTTTATGATGGCATTATGGGGTTGGTAGTTGGGGATGCCTTGGGTGTACCCTTTGAGTTTCGGACGCGGGACACCTTCAAGGCAACCGATATGGTGGGCTATGGGACATATAATCAGCCCGCCGGTACATGGTCGGATGATAGCAGCTTGACCCTTGCCACGCTGGAAAGCATTGGCCGCTTGGGGTATGTTGATCCCGGTGACATTATGGAAAATTTCTCTAAATGGCTTAAGCGCGGTGAGTTCACCCCCTATGGGGAAGTTTTTGATGTGGGCAGCGCAACCCGGCGGGCAATCCGGCGTTATGATATGGGAATTGCCTCGCTTGAATGCGGGGGCAAGCTGGAAAGCGACAATGGTAATGGCGCTTTGATGCGTATTCTACCTGTAGCGCTCTACTCTGATAGTGTGCAAGATGTAGAAAAGGCCACGACTTTGACCCATGCACATTCAATTTCTCGTATTACTAACCTGTCATTTTGGTGCTTGTGCCAGGAAGTGCTTTTTGGTGCGGGAGTTAAAGAGGGTATCCGGGAAATCAAATGGCAATGCGCTCCACCTTTCAACCGTCTGCCCTACCTGGATACTCTGACCCGTGACGAAATCCGCAGCAGCGGTTATGTGGTGGATACGCTGGAAGCGGCCTTGTGGTGTATCCTCAAGACCGACAACTACCGGGATTGTGTGTTGATGGCCGTAAACCTGGGCGAAGATACAGACACAGTAGCAGCAGTGGCCGGGGGCCTTGCCGGTATCGCTTATGGTATTGGGGGCGAGAAGGGTATACCCGAGGAATGGATTAAGCAGATTCCCCGGCGAGAGTGGATCGCGAAATTGTGTGCAAAAGTTGAAAGTTAAGTTTCAAAAGCGGTTCATGATGAAGTTAAACATGAACCGATCTTCCACCTGATCTTGAACCGTTCTAAACCCTAGAAAACACTGGACTTTTTCGGTTAAATCTAGTTAAAGTTCAAGGGGTACAAGATAAAACCGAGTTATTTTTAGAAAAAAGGAAAATCTCCCAGAAGTGGGGGGAAATTTCCGGCAAAATAAGAATATATAAGGGATAAGGGCTTTCATCTTGAACCCGAGGAACCGAAAGCCGGAAACCCTAGTAAACTCTAAGGAAAACGAATAGTTATAAAAAACATTAACGTGGAACCGTCCGAGGGCCGAACAATCAAAAGAAAATGCTTGTATGCCCAGTGTTTTCTAGGGCTGAGCGGTTTTTTCGGACGGTTCCACATTAAAGATAATTATCACTGTATTTGAGGTGAGGCAATGAAAGTAAAGGACTACTTGCGGGAAATTCGGCGGCTTGAGGGCGCTATTACCCGCAATCAACAGGAAAAAGAAATCCTCTATGCCAAGCTGACCGGGCGAGCAATATCTTATGAGGGTGAGCGGGTGCAGACTTCCGGGGCCGGTGATCCGATGGCTGATGTTATCGCTAAGGTGATAGAGCTTGACCATGAGATCAGCGAACAGACGGTGAAGTATTTTGTCCGGCTGCATGAAATCAAGGAGCAGATAGAACAAGTAGGTAACGAAGAATTTGTTACCCTGTTGCATAAGCGTTACATAGAGGGCAAAAGCCTTGAGGCTATAGCAGTTGATATGAATTATACTTATCAACATACAAGGCGCTTGCACGGCTGGGCATTACAGGCTTTTGAAGAAAAATTTGCGGAAAAGATAGCAGAATATGAAAGATGCTACACAATGCTACATTCAGATGTGCTATAATGGTAGTGTGAGATAATCCGGGGGAAACCCCGGATTTTACTTTATCTTGGAGAAGGTGAGTTTGTGGGCAGGCCCAGGAAGTTTAAGACGGCAAAAGCGCTGGAAGAAGCGTGGGAAGATTTTAAGGTTTGGTGTGATAATCAATCGGTGCTGACCCATGAGTTCAGCGCTAAAAACTCCGAGTTTGTGAGTAAGGCGCTTAAGCGCAGTATCACATACACGATTGAGGGGTTTTGCGTTCATGTCGGACTGGCAAGGCGGGCCTTCTATGACACCTATGCAGATGATCCGCGCTTTTCGCACATTGCTACGCGTATGAAAGAAGAATGTGAGATTGATGCCCGCATGAAGTTTGAGCTGGGCATGATCGATCCGAAACTTGCCGCCCTCTGGATGAGCAAGCACGGGTACAGCACCAAGACAGAAAACAACGTATCGGGATCGGTGCCGGTAGTAATTTCCGGGGATGATGAACTTGAGGACTAGCGGCCAGCGGGTACACTTGCCGGAAGTGGTGGGCAAGGGGTATAAAACCTTCTGGGATTGGAAAGGCCGCTACAGGGTATGCAAGGGCAGCCGTGCCAGCAAGAAAAGCAAGACAACGGCTCTGTGGTATATCGTGAACATGATGAAGTACCCGGAAGCCAACTTGCTTGTGATCCGCAAGGTGTTCCGCACTCTCAAAGATAGCTGCTTTACAGAATTAAAGTGGGCTATAAACCGTTTAGGCGTTTCTGAGTATTGGGAGATTAAGGAAAGCCCCCTTGAAATGACCTATACCAACAGGGACGGCAAGCAGCAGAAGATTTTCTTCCGGGGCATGGACGATCCCTTGAAGGTTACTTCTATCACGGTTGAACACGGCTATTTGTGTTGGGCCTGGATCGAAGAAGCCTATGAGCTGGGCAATGAAGATGATTTTAATATGCTGGATGAATCCATACGCGGTGCCATTCCTAAAGAAACAAAGTTGTTTAAGCAGATAACTTTGACCTTTAACCCCTGGAATGAACACCACTGGATCAAAAAGCGTTTCTTTGATTCCCCGGATGCTCAGACCCTTGCAATGACTACCAACTACCTGTGTAATGAATGGCTGGATGATGCAGACCGCATAGTGTTTGAAACTATGAAGAAGAATAACCCCCGCCGTTACCGCGTGGCCGGTTTAGGTGATTGGGGCATTGTGGACGGGGTTGTGTATGAGAATTGGGAAGAAAAGGCTTTCTCAGTGCAAGAGATCACCCGGCTTGCGGGTGTTCATTCTGTGTTTGGCCTTGACTTTGGCTATACAAACGATCCTTCCGCTTTGTTTTGCGGCCTGATAGACCAGGGCAGTAAAACCCTGTGGGTATTTGATGAACTATACCAGCGGGGCATGAGCAATGAGCAGATCGCCGAGGAAATCACAAAGGCCGGATATGCAAAGGAACGGATCAAGGCCGATTGTGCCGAGCCTAAGAGTATAGACCGCCTATATACTTTGGGCCTTGCACACATTCAGAAATCCCGCAAGGGTAAGGACAGCATAAACGCCGGTATTGACTTCATACAGGACTACCACATTATTGTCCACCCCAAGTGTGTGAACTTCATTACAGAGATCGGCAACTATACTTGGGATACGGACACCAAGACTGGCAAAAAGTTAAACAAGCCGATTGACGATTTTAACCACTTAATGGATGCCATGAGGTATGCGCTAGAGGATTACAGCCGGGGCGAAACCTTTAGTTTTAAGTAATCAGTATCGCGTTAGTAACAAAAGCCGGGATTTTTCCCGGCTTTTCGCATGTTTGATATTATTGAGCAATAAAGGAAGGTAAGCATGAAGTTTGTAGTGAACGGTTTGAAGTGGCAGTTAATCAATGTGCCCGACAGAGACGAAAGCCTGTTTTTGAATGGGAAAGAGTGCTTAGGGGTTACATACTGCAAAAGGCTGGAAGTAGCTATGAACATTGCGCTTCCCAAAGAGCTGTATCGGCAAGTCTTGATCCATGAGCTGATCCACGCTTTTACTTTCTCCTATGGCGTGGATTTGGTAGCGAATGAAGAAACGGAAGAATCTGTTTGTGATTTCATGGGGGCGCATTTGGACGAAATAGTTAAAACAGTTAATCACCTTATGGGACTATATCCGGGAAGGGGGCAATAGCTGATGGGCCTGGGGTTTAACGATTTGGCCGAAAGAGTAGCCAATGCCATTCTACGCGGAAAAAACAATACCTTGTCTGACTTGGATTTTTATGCCCTGGAAATAGACCGTTGGCTTGGAAGCCCCCAAAGGTGGATGCAAGTTAAAGGGCAGCTCTACTATGAAGATGAACATGACATTATCTTTCGCAAGCGGACGATGATCGGGGAAGATGGGAAACTGGAAGAAGTGGAAAACCTTCCCAACAACAGGATCATTGATAATCAGTATGGCAAGATGGTGAATCAAAAGACTAATTACTTGGTGGGCAAGCCCTTTGTACTTGAGGGAAAAAACGATGCCTATGTTGCCCAGCTTAAGCAAGTCTTTGATGATCGGTTCATGCTTACGCTGAAAAACGCCGTCAAGAATAGCTTGAATCACGGTATAGCTTGGCTTTACCCCTACTATGACGATGAAGGGAAGTTTGCTTTCCGGGTGTTCCCCGGCTATGAAATCTATCCCTTTTGGCGTGACAGTGAGCATACAATCATTGATGCAGCAATCCGACTCTATTCGGTGGAAGCCTATGAGGGGCGCACCCCGGTTATTATCAAGAAAGTGGAAATCTACGATAAAGCCGGGATCGGCTGCTATATCTACGATGGCACCGCGCTGATCCCCGATGCAGATAGCCCGCAACCTGCAAGCTATGTTACCAACATTGACAAGAGCGGCAAGGTTTTGGGATTTAATTGGGATCGGATACCCCTTATCCCAATTAAGTACAATGAGCGGGAAGCCCCCTTGCTTAAGCGGGTGAAATCCTTGCAGGATGGCATAAACGTCATGCTTTCCGATTTTGAGAACAATATGCAGGAAGATGCCCGCAACACTATTTTGGTACTGAAAAACTATGATGGTACTGATTTGGGCGAGTTTCGGCGCAACCTTGCCACGTTTGGGGCTATCAAGGTACGGTATGACGATAGCGCAAAGGGCGGCGTGGAAACTCTGGAAATAACGGTAAACGCCGATAACTACAAGGCAATCGTGGAAATTTTCAAGAAAGCCCTGATAGAGAACGCCATGGGGTACGATGCCAAAGATGATAGGCTGAACGGCAACCCCAATCAGATGAACATACAAAGTATGTATTCTGACATTGACCTTGATGCAAACGACATGGAAACCGAGCTGCAAGCGGCTTTCAAAAATATTCTTTGGTTCGTCAACGCCTACCTTGCCAACGGCAATGCGGGCCGCTTTGAAAATGAAGATGTTACAGTTATTTTTAACCGCGACATTCTGATTAACGAAACCGAAGCCATAGAGAATTGCCAAAACTCCATGAATATCCTTTCCACTGAAACGATCATAGGGCAACACCCCTGGATCAATGACCCGCAGCAGGAACTTGAACGGGTAAAGAAGGAAAAGGAAGAACAGCAGCAAGATATGTATAATCAAGGGGTGTTTCCCGGTAGTGGCAACCCCTTTGAAAAGTCAACTGCAAAAGAGGAAACCGGCGGGGATAAGTAACCCCCCGTCTTTTTTATTTCATGAAAGGAGAAAGCCCCCATGAAAAATGCGGCATACTGGCAGGCCCGGTTTAAGGCAATCGAAGCCCAGGCAAACAGCATTGGGGGTAAGTCTTTCGCTTATGTTGCCGCTCAGTATCAGCAGGCCGAAAAGGAACTAGAGCAGCAGATAGCGGTATGGTATGCCCGACTGGCAAAAAACAATGGGGTTACCATGTACAATGCCCAGCAGCTTCTTTCCGGCAAGGCCCTTCAAGAATTTCACTGGACGGTGCAAGAGTATATCCAGTACGGCGAAGAAAACGCGCTTAACGGCCAGTGGATGCAGCAGCTTGAGAACGCTTCCGCAAAGGCCCATATAACGAAGCTGGAAGCCCTCAAATTGCAGAATCAGGCCACTATAGAGAAACTATTCGGGAAACAGTATAAATCGCTTTATGGGGCCGCTGGGGCCATTTATGAGGATGGCTACTATCATTCGTGCTATGAGGTGCAAAAGGCTTTCGGCATAGGCTGGAATATCCCGGCCATTGACGATAATAAGCTGTCCGCTATTCTGTCAACCCCCTGGGCGGCAGATGGCACCAGTTTTTCTCAAAGGCTTTGGGTTAATCGCCTAAAGTTAAACTCTGAGCTTCAAAGTGTTTTAACTCAGGGGATCATGACCCACAAAAGCCCGGACAAGATGATAGCCGACATTCAAAAGAAAATGGGCGTTTCTAAGGGCAATGCGGGGCGGCTGATTATGACAGAATCAGCGGCAATATCCGGCATGGCTCAGAAAACGGCTTTTAATGATTTGGGGGTAGAAGAATATGAAATAGTGGAAACTCTGGATGATGTGACTTGTGAAGTGTGCGGCTCAATGGATGGCAAGCACTTCCCCATGTCCGATTTTCAAGTTGGCGTAAGCGCTCCCCCCTTCCACCCTTGGTGCCGGGGCTGTACTTGCCCATGGTTTAACGATGATTTTACCGCCGATAGTGAGCGGATCGCGCGGGCAGCGGATGGTACCCAATACTACATACCCGGTGATACCACCTATCAGCAGTGGAAGGATGCCTTTGTGGATGGTGACCCATCCAGCTTTGATATAGCGTATAACCCCAAGAGCGGCCTTGCCTCTTTTAAGCAGCATAAGGAGCCGGAAGTTGAGCCGCCTAAGAAGGAGTATATGACTAAGAAGAAACTGGAATGGCTTATAGTGGATGCGGATGCTCAGATAGCAGACCTGAAACAGCAATTCAAGGATTCAAGCGGTGGTTGGACGTATGAGGAAGTTATCAATGATTTTGAAAGTCTGGAAGATTTTACAGATGGGGACGATTTAACCGCGCTTAACTCCATTTTACAGCAGAAAGAACAGCTTGAAGCGCAAAAGGCTGATTGGCAAGAGGCTCTGGATAAAAAAGTATTGGCCGCTGAGAAAAAGAAACTCAAGAAAGAATCCTTGCTTTTGCAGGATCAGCTTGATAATTTCCAGCTTAAGACCTATTCCGGCATTTGGAAGGATGATGTTACTACCGCTGATTGGCTGGCAAAGCACAGCTCTATAGATTCAAAAAAGCAATATTTTGAGAGTAAGCTACTGTACACCACTGATCAGGCAGAAATAGACAAATGGAAAGACCTTATCGCCCAGGTGGAAGATTTTGACGCAGAGGGGAAGTCTTACTATGAACTTCAAAAACAGTTAAACGATATTCAGTTTCAGATTAACAATTTGGGTAAGCCCCCGGCCCAAGCTGCTTCTCAATTCTCCCCGGAAGCGTATGGGCAGCGCAAAGATGATGCCTGGGCAACCCGCTTTACGGATAAATACGCCGCTGATTCTTATTATCGCCCGCTGCTAGATCAGACGTGGGATACACTGACTGATGAAGAAAAGTTTGGCGTATGGCAATACACCCACAATTCCCATCCGATAAACCGCCCTCTTTCCGGCTACAATGGGAGGTGGGGGCGCTCCAACTATCAAGGGATAGGTACTATCAAGTGGAGCAATGAAAACGGTAATTATGACGGTGTACTGAATAGTGCGGCGTTTAAGAAAAAGTTTGCCAACACGACAAATCCGGCATATGGGGCACCAATGCGGGATTATCAGGACGTGATTGCAGAACTTACCAAAGGCATTGAGAAAAGCTCAATGGATAAAGATGTATGGCTTGTGCGCGGGTCGGATATCAACGGATTGGCGGGTTTGCTAGAGGGCAATGTGATTTCTTTTGATGATGCTACAAGGCTACTCTCCAATGGCGATGTAAATACTTTGCTGAATCGCGTGAAAGATCAATTCTTTCAATCCCATTCCTTCATGTCAACCGGCATTGCAGATGGCACGGGATTTGGTGGAGATATTTCCTACAAGATATATGCACCCAAAGGCACCAAGGCCATTTACGCAGAGCCAGCTTCATACTTTGGCAATACGATAAGCGGTGAGGAAATATATAAAACAGGCAAAGGCTATTCAAGCGTTGGCGGCGAAGCTGAGATAATCATACAGCGCGGCACCACCTTCCGCATTACTGACATTCAAAAAAAGGGCGGTACTTATGAAGTGAAGATGGAAATCGTTGATCAGCCGGACTACTATACTACGGGTTATGAACATACCCATGACGGGGGTTTGACTTCTGAGAAATAGTGTGGTATACTTAAATGGAAAGTAGAGGTGATACAGATGGCAGAAAAGCATACCCCCAACTACGAGCAACCTATACGCGGTGTAACATGGCTCATGCCGCAGCAATGTAAGGATTGCTTTTTCCGTGACAAAACCTCATACATGGATGCTGGGAAGGTGGTGGAATGTGGATGGAGTAAGGGATGCTGCCATATGTTTGAGTATCCCAACAGCAAGCCCAATGAGGTTATGCACAACACAGGCGAATGTGACTACTACGAAAAAGAAACTTGAAAGTTAAGTTTCAATATTTCAGTTTCTAAGAGCTGCCCGATTATGGGCAGCTCTTTTTTCGTCTTTTTGGCATTGCAGACGTTAAAGAACAAGACTTTCGCAGGCGGTGATACCGCCGTAAAAAATCAAAGAAAGAGGTATTCAGTATGAAATTGAAAGAACAGCTTGTAGCAATGGGCATGAGTGAAGAACTGGCCCAGAAAGTGATTGATGAAGTTGTGGACGGTAACTTTGTTCCCAAGAGCCGTTTCAACGAGGTAAACGAGGAAAACAAGAACCTCAAGAAAGCTGCTGGGGATCATGCCCAGCAGCTTGAGGATTTGAAAAAATCCAACGGTGATAACGCCACTTTGCAGCAGCAGATCACGGATTTGCAAAAGGCTAATGCGGATATGCAGAAAGCCCACGATGCCGAAATTGCTCAGCTTAAGCTTACCAATGCGATTGAAGCGGCGCTTATGTCGGCTGGGGCCAAGAATGTTAAGGCGGCAAGAAGTCTGCTGGATGATTCCAAGCTTAAGTTGGGGGATGATGGCAAAGTAAGCGGTTTGGAGGAACAGATCAACACGATCAAGAAATCTGACGGCTATATGTTTGCCGAAAAGACCCCGGCTCCTAAGTTGAAGGGCTTCCAACCTGGGGCTTCCGGCACTGTCCCGCCCGGAAGTGAAACCGACACTTCAAAAATGACCTATTCGGAAATGGTAGCCTATTTGGCTACTAACCCGGATGCCAAAATCTAACAACAGAAAGGTGATAAACAATGGCAAAGTTTGATTCCAAGACTTTTAACCCGGAAGCGTTTGGCAAGTATGTTGAGCGTATTCCCAACGTCAAGCGCAACCAGCTTGCGCAGTCCGGCGCGGTAGGCAGTAACGAAAATGCCCGTTCGGCGCTTTCTTCTCAGACCGGCTCCCTCTATGCCACGATCCCCTACTTTGGGCGGATCAGCGGGGAAACCTCCCAGAACAATGACGGCGGTACTGATATCACGTCTACCAGCACCACCACCTATGAACAGGGGTTTGTAACCGCTTCCCGCATGGATTCCTGGACAGAGCGCAGCTTCTCCAAGAATATCACGGCGGGCGTTGACTTCATGGACAATGTAGCCAAGCAGATCAGCGACTACAAGCTGGAAGTCAAGCAGGCAATGCTTTTGGCGATTCTCAAGGGCGTGTTCTCCATGACTACTAGCGGCAGCACTGTGACTGCCAAAGCGGCAAAAGAATTCATCGAGAAGCACACTTATGACATCTCCGGCAAGGCCGGGGAAGATGCCCTTGTGAGCGCCGCCACGCTCAACACGGCCATTCAGCAGGCTTGTGGTGATAATAAGAATATCTTCAAGCTTATTATCATGCACAGTGCGGTGGCAACACATCTGGAAAATCTCCGGCTGCTGAAATACCTGACTTACACCGATGCCAACGGTGTACAGCAGGATTTGACGCTTGGCACCTGGAACGGGCGCACGGTTCTCATTGATGATGAAATGCCCGCCGAGGACGTTGCCGCCAGTGGCAGCGGGGAAACGGCGGTCGCGGCTCATACCAAGTACACAAGCTATGTGCTGGGCCAGGGTTCTATTATCCTGGATAATATTGGGGATTCCGTTCCCTATGAAATGAGCCGTGACCCTAAGACCAACGGCGGGCAGGATACGCTTTTCGTGCGTGACCGCTATATTTGCGGCGTGGATGGTATCAGCTTTATCAAGCCCGCAAGCCTGACTGCTTCCGCGTCCAACGATGACCTCAAGGCCGGGGGCAACTGGAATATTATCAATGACGGCACCAAGGCCATTCCCCATAAGGCCATTGCCCTTGCCCGCATTATCTCTCAGGGCTAAGAAAGGCGGTACCTATGGGCGATAGGGTGATAGAGCTGCTTGCGGCAATGGGATATCCTGAGTTATCCGAGAGTGACCGCGTTATACTTGCCTTTGCGGTAGAGAAAGTGGAAAATTATATCTTGAATGAGATAAACCATCCTACTATCCCCAAAGGGCTTGAAACGGCGGCAATATGCCGGATTTTGGGAGAGTTCCTAAGCGCTAAGAAAGCAGTATCCCCCGGTGATCTGTCCATGCTGGACTTTACCCCGGCAGTGAAGCAGATACAGGCCGGGGACGCTAACTTTGTTTTCAATGAAAATAGTGGGACGGATGAAACCCGTTTCTCAGCTATGCTTGACCGGCTGCTTATGGCCGGTCAAGATCAATTTTCGGTGTTCCGCAGGATAAGGTGGTAATATGAATTTGGAACAGGCCCAAAGGGCGGCAAGGGCCGCGCTTGAGAAATACCACTACCACGACAAATGTACTGTGATTCAGCGGCAAGGAATAAAGAACGCGAAAACCGGCCTTACAAAGCAAGTGGAAGTAACGGTTTTGGAAGATGTGCCGTGTAAGCTGTCTTTTGAAACCGTGAAGAATACCGAAAGTTCGGATACGGCAGCAGCACTGACCCAAACCACAAAGCTTTTCCTCGCCCCGGAACGGGTAATTTCCCCCGGCTCAAAAATCCTTGTAACCCATGAAGGACGGCAAACGGCATATAAGCAATCGGGTGAAGCGGCGGTGTACCCGTCACATCAGGAAATTGTTGTCACACTTTTCAAGGGGTGGGCATAAGGTATGAAGTTTGGCAAGGTGAACTTAGGCGGCCTCAAAAAGCTGCAAGAAAAGTTAAACGCGGTTAAACAATCGGATATGGATCAATTTCTAACCGATTGTGCCAAAGCTATTGCCGCCCGCCTCTTGCGGGAAGTGATCCGTAAAACCCCGGTAGGCAACTATAAGGTTGAAGTTGAGGTTACTGCTAAAAAGGATTCCAAGTATCATAAGAAAGGCGATACGTACAAGAAAAAAGTGAATCCCACTGGCAGAGTTGGCGGTACCTTACGCCGGGGATGGACGGCAAAGACGCAAGCGGAAGCAGAAGGTGGAACAGGCAGCGGGGCAAGCAGTATTGACGATTTTCTAAGCGGGATCAATGTGACCCATGAGGGAAAAGTGTTTAAGATAGAGTTAATTAACCCTGTTGAATACGCTTCCTATGTGGAATATGGGCACAGGCAAACGCCAGGGCGCTATGTTCCCGCCATTGGGAAACGCCTTAAAGCCGCATGGGTTCCGGGCAAGCATATGTTAGCCATATCGGAAGATTACGTCAAAGGCATTGCCCCGGAATTGCTTGCCCAAAGGTTGAAAACATTCTTGGAGGGGTATTTTGCGTAATGGTACAACTTATAATTGAATCTATCTCCATTATGCTAAATGCGGCTTTTGGGGATGGTTACACCTACTATTCGGAGGGGGTAGAGCAAGGCTTATCTGAGCCTTGCTTTTTCATTCAAAACATTAAAGCTGAAAAGAATCTGTTCTTTGACCGCCGTTATTTATGTGAAAATAAGTTCTGCATCCAGTATTTCCCCGCTTCCGAAAATGAGCCAAAAGCGGAATGTGAAGAAATAGCCCATAGGCTCTATGATGTGCTGGAATGGCTTACTTTTCACGATGACGGGACAATGGTTAAGGGCACAGAGTTTCATCATGAGATATCGGATGAAGTTTTAAGCTTTTATGTGGACTATGACCTTTTCCTGGTAAAAGTTCCCGAACAAACAAACATGGAAACGCTGAAAGTAAAACAGCGTTCAAAGGAGGATCAAAGCAATGGCAGCTAAGAAGGAAGCGAAAACGGTACCGGCCCCCGCGCCGGAAACAGTTTTCACGAAAGAACAGCTTGCAGCTTCTAAACTGTTTTCCCGCCGCCGTGACGTGCTTATGGCTGTGCTGGAAGATGGCAAAAGCTACACAGTCGAGCAAGCGCAGGGCTTGATTGATAATTTTTTTGGAAAGAAGGTGCGATAAATGGCACTTGGTGGCGGCACCTTTTTGGTGCAAAACAAGAAACTTCCCGGCAGCTATATCAACTTTGTAAGCAAGGCCACGGCAAGCGCAACCCTTTCGGATCGCGGCACGGTGACTTTGCCCTTGATGCTGGATTGGGGGCCAGATGATGAAGTTTTCACGGTTGAAAACGGGGACTTCCTCAAAAACTCAATGAAGTATTTTGGGTATGACTATACCAGCGACAAGATCAAGGGCTTGCGTGATGTGTTCATGAACGCGGTGACCCTTCACGCTTACCGCCTTAACGGCGGCGGGGTAAAGGCCAGCAATGACTTTGCAACCGCTAAGTACAGCGGCACTAGGGGTAACGATCTTAAAGTTGTGATTGCCGCTAACGTGGATGATCCCGATTTGTGGGACGTTGACCTTTACATGGATTCTACCCGCCTTTCTACCGAAACAGTCAAAACCGCTGAGGAACTTTCCGAAAACGACTATGTTGTTTGGAAAGCAAGCGCCACGCTTGCGGCTACGGCGGGTACACCCCTTGCAGGCGGCACCAATACAGAGGTTACGGGTAATTCCTACCAGAAGTACATTGATGACATTGAAAGTTACACCTATAACGCTATGGGGGTTGTTACCACGGATGATACTGTGAAATCCCTGTTTGTGGCTTTCTGCAAGCGTATGCGGGATGAAGTGGGGGCGAAGTTCCAGCTTGTACTTCATCAGTATACCAAGGCCGACTATTGGGGCGTGGTGAGTGTGGAAAATATCTGCACCGATGGGGCGAAGAAGGGCGCAGATAACAAGATGGAATATCCCGATGAAGCGGCCCTTGTTTATTGGGTGACCGGCATAGAGGGTGGCATTGCCGTAAATAAATCGGCAATGAACACCCGCTATACCGGGGATTACACGGTCGACCTGCACTACACGCAGAAAGACCTTGAAAACGCCATTGACAAAGGGCAGTTCATTCTTCACAAGGTGGACGGTGAGCCTTACGTGTTGGAGGATATCAACACCTTTGTTACCATTACTGACGTGATGGGCAAGGTGTTCCAGAGCAACCAGCAGATTCACGTTTGTGATCAGATTGCCATTGATACCGCCAACGTATTCAACCATAAGTACCTGGGCCACGTTCCCAACGATGCCCCCGGTCGGACTTCTCTGTGGATGGATATTGTGAAGCTGCATGAACAGCTACAGGATATCCGAGCCATTCAGAATTTCACCGACACTGACATTGTGGTGGAGCAGGGCGATGCTAAGGATGCGGTTGTGGTGACTGAGGCAATCGACACCATCAACGCTATGGGCAAGCTCTACATGACAGTAACAATTATCTAAAAGAAAGGGGTGGTATAAATGGCCGAAGCGGTAGTTATGAAAGCAAAGGATACGGTCTTTGCGGCCCTTGCACAGTGCTTTGTCACGATTGGCCCCCGCCGCTACAACTTTATGCAGGCTATCAACCTGGAAGCAAAGTTTGAAAAGACCAAAAGCGAAGTTCCCATTTTGGGCAAGACCGGCAAGGGGAACAAGGCCAGCGGCTGGAAAGGGACGGGTTCGGCAACCTTCCATTACAACACTTCCATTTTCCGCGAAATGATGATGCAGTACAAGGATACCGGCGAGGACACCTACTTTGAAGTCCAGATTACCAATGAGGATAAGGGATCAGCGGTAGGCCGTCAAACCCTTGTTTTGGTAGACTGCAACATTGACGGCGGCATTTTGGCTAAGTTCGATGCGGATGGTGAATACCTGGATGAAGAAATGGACTTCACCTTTGAGGACTTCAAGATGCCTGAGAAGTTCCTGGATTTGCCCGGTTTTGTGGCGGGCTAAGTTTCAAGGGAGAATCCCCCGGCCATTCGGGGGATTCTTTTATATTTTATCAGAGTTAAAGGAGTTTTTAACTATGTCTAATTTCTCTCAGTTCATGAAAGCTAATAAGAAGGTAAAGGAAAGCACTACCTATGCGGCTACAAAATCCATCGTGGATAAGGACGGCAAGCCGGTACTGTGGGAACTGCGGCCCATTTCCAGTAAGGAGAACACCGAACTCCGCGAGGGCTGTATGAAGGAAATCCCGATCAAGGGCAAGAGCGGTATGTACCGCCAGAAGATGAATACCAGCGAGTACATTGCAAAGCTGCTGGTAGCCTCATGCGTTACCCCTGACCTGTACGATGCCGCTTTGCAGGATTCCTATGGGGTAATGACCCCGGAAGATCTTCTTTATGCCCTTGTGGACGATCCCGGCGAATATGACGATTTTGCCGCCTTTGTCCAGAAGTTCAACGGCTTCACAACTTCCCTGGAGGAAAAGGTTGACGAGGCAAAAAACTAATTGAAGGTGGTGATGCGCTTTCCGTCTATGCGCATTACTGCCTCCAAAAGCTACACATTTTACCAAGCGTATTCTTGGAAATGACCGATGAAGAAAAGGCGTTTGTAATAGCGTCTATCAAAGTACGAATAGAGAAGGAAGAAAAAGACCGCAAAAAACTTGAGGCAAAGCAGAAGGGGGCGCATTGAGTATGGCCAGCATACAGACAGGGGTAGAATTATATGACGGGTTTACCGGCCCTTTAATGTCCATTACCAATGCGCTTAACCTGACTGTATCCGCGTTTGAGGATATGCAGCGGGCCAGCGGCAGTGAAATAGACACCCGCACAATGGATAATTTGCGGGATTCTATTACCCGCGCCGAAATGGCCGCGCAAAGTTTTAATGAGGAACTAAGCAACCTGGGGGGCGGCGCTCCGGCGATTCCCGAAATCCCCCCGGTTGAAGTTCCTCTAACTTGGAAAACTGACACTTTACAGGTGTTTCAAAATACAGGCATAGAGCGCTTTCAAGCGGAAGCGCAGAGCGCTAACAATATGTTAGGTTCTCTATATGCTACACAAACACGAATTAACGCACAGGCGGCAAAAAGCAAAATCCTTTCCCCCACTGCCTTACAGGATTTACAGGGCATACAGACACGCATAGGGGCAATTCAGACCCGGATCAATGAGATTACAAGCAACCCGGTCAATATGGGTACGGATGAAGCCAATGCCGAACTGGAACAGCTAAGAGGGCACCTGGATCAAGCCTTGGCGGCTCAGGAAGCGCTTAATGATGCTGTAGCCAATATGGATGTAAGCCGCGCAAATGAAGCCTATTTGCGGCTTTCGCAGACGATTGGCGGCACAGAGCGCTATATCCGGGATAATACAGGGGAACAGGAAAGGTTTAACCAGGAAATTTCCAAAGGTACGAGCGAGGCAAATTCCCTCATGCGTACAATCGGGGGCATGGTAGCGGCTTATGCCTCTATTCAGACAGTTACTAAGGCTTTAGACTTATCAGACCAGCTTACTTCTACCACGGCCCGCCTCAACATGATGAATGACGGCTTACAAACTACACAGCAGCTACAGAATATGATCTTTCAATCTGCTGAAAGGGCGAGGGGTTCTTACCAAGCAACCGCTGATGCCGTTTCCAAGCTGGGCCTTATGGCTGGGGATGCCTTTGGAAGTTCCGAGGAAATAGTTGCTTTCATGGAGCAGATCAATAAGAAATTTGCTATTGCCGGTACGGAAGCGGCGGGCATAGATGCGGCCATGTTGCAGCTTTCACAGGCTATGGGATCGGGCGTTCTCAGAGGCGAAGAATTCAATAGCATTTTGGAGCAAGCGCCCAATATCATTCAATCTATAGCAGATTACCTTGACGTGCCAAAAGGGCAGCTTAAGGACTTGGCCGCAGAGGGGCAGATTACTGCCGATATCGTGAAAAACGCTATGTTTGCGGCGGCAGACGAAACAAACGCACAGTTTGAGAGTATGCCCCAGACCTTTGCGCAAATTGCCACGTCCATACAGAATAATGCCCTTATGGCTTTCCAGCCGGTACTTGAACAGTTAAACGAATTGGCAAACAGTGACCGATTCCAGCAGTTTGCGGATAATGCCATAGCAGCTATTACCACAGTTGCAGATATCGTGTTGCAAGCCTTTAATCTGCTTATGACCTTTGCGAACTTTGTAGCGGATAATTGGAGCTGGATAAGTCCCATTGTGTATGGGGTAGCGGCGGCTTTCATAGCGTATCAAGTAGCCACATTGGCCGCAGCGGCGGCGCAGGCTATCTTAAACGGCGCTCTAGCCATGTCCCCCATGATGTATTATGCCTTGATAATTGGGGCCGTGGTGGCAGCGGTAATGCTGCTTACCGAGGTATTCGGTTCTCTGGGCGATGCAATCATGGTAGTTTCGGCGGCAGTTTTCGCACTTAACTTGGTTTTGAACGCTAACCCGATAATAGCCATAGCCTCAGCTATTGTGTTTGTTATTGGCCTGTTTGTGAAATGGGCTGAAACCGTGGGCGGCTTCCGCATAGTTTGGCTTATGGTGGTTGATGCAGTTCTGACAGCTTGGGATTGGCTCAAAATTGGCTTCTTTACCGGCGTTTTCTTTGTCCAGGATATGCTTGATAGTATGTCGCTATCTTTCTCCATAGCTGGGGCGCAGATTTCCGGGTTTATGGGGGATATGAAGGTAAATGTTCTGACTATCCTTCAAAACATGGTGAACGGGGCCATTGACCTGATTAACGGGTTTATCAATGCAGTAAACAATATCCCCGGTGTATCCATTCCCGCGATTCAACACGTTACTTTTGCCGCAACAGCCGCCCTAGAAAACACTTTGAGCAAAATTTCCAGCGGCGCGGCTTTGGGGGCTAAAGTTGGGCAAGTGGCAGCGAATAAGGGCAACCGGGCTGGAACGCTAGCCGGGATGAAAGCTCAGGCCAATGCAGACCACGCAGCGCGGCAAATGAACATATCCATTTCACAGATTACCGGCGCTATGAAGAATGGCATGGATGCCCTAGTAAGCAACGCACAGGGGGCGATGTCTCCCTACTCTAATATGTCTGTGGGCGGTGGGGCCGCTGCTGGGGGTATGACCCCGGAAGGGCTTGACGGTTCGGGGACTGGCGGCGGGGTAGGCGATATTGCCGGAAACACAGCGGATCAGCTTGAAATCAGCGAAGAAGAATTAAAGTATTTGCGCGATATTGCAGAGCGGGACGCTATCAACCGCTTTACCACGGCAGAAATCACCATAGAACAAACCAATAACAATACCATAAATAATGATGCTGACCTAGACGGTATTGTTGATAAGGTGGTAGATGGAGTAAATGAAGCTATAGAAATTGCTACAGAGGGGGAGCATAGCTAATGAGTAAATCCGGGTATGATTTTTACTTAAAGGAAATGCTTCTGCCTGTTCCCCCTTCACAACTTAAAGTTTCCATCAATGACGGTAACAGCCAACACATAATGATTTCAGAAGGGCAGATAAACCTTTTGAAGCGGGCAAAGTTGACGGATATTGAATTTGAGTGCGACTTTCCCCAAGTTCGATATCCGTATGCCCGGTATGTAGAGGGGTTTAAGCCAGCAAAATACTACCTTGACTATTTGGAAAAGCTTAAGACTGACCGAAAGCCTTTTCAGTTCATTGTTTCCCGTGTGATGCCCACAGGGAGGGTGCTTTTTAACACTAACATAAAGGTTGCCTTGCAGGATTACACCCTGACAGAAAAGGCCGTGAATGGCTTTGATGTGACAGTTAAGGTGAAGTTGAAGCAGTATAGGGACTATGCGACTAAGACGGTGGAAATAAAGCAAGAAAAGCCCAAAGACCCGCCGAAAGCGGAAGTTAAGAAAACCCGCCCTCCTTCCACCACAAACAATGCTCCCAGCTCAGGCTTGCCCACAACCTATACTGTTAAAACAGGTGACTGCTGCTGGACGATTGCAAAACACTTTTACAGTGATCCTACCAAGTACCCCCTTATCGAAAAGGCCAATGGGTTTAAGCAGCCCTACTATATCTATACAGGGGACAAAATCACGATTCCGGCAGATAAATAGGTGATTGTATGAATGTGCAGCTCATGATTGAGAGTTCAAAAAGAACAATGATCCCGGTGGTAGAAGAAGGGATAGAGTGGACTACCGAGAGGCGGGGATCACCTGGGAAGCTGAAATTCAGTGTGATTAAGGATAAGGGGCTAGGGGAAATGGGCGGCTTTCAAGAGGGCAACCCTGTTAGCCTCATTGTGGACGGTAAAAAGGTGTTCTATGGGTTCATCTTCATAAAGCAGCGGGATAAGAATGGCTTTATTAACTGTACTGCTTACGATCAGATACGCTATCTAAAAAATAAAGACACCTATGTTTATGAAAACAAAACAGCGGATGCCTTTATAAAAATGGTGGCGGCTGATTTTGGCTTACGTGTTGGCACTATGGAAAGCACATCTTATGTGATTCCTACCCGTGTAGAAGAAAATACCGCTCTGCTTGATATGATCGAAAGCGCTCTTGATTTGGAGTTGCGGCACAAGAAAGAAATGTTCGTACTGTATGATGATTTTGGGGCGCTAACACTCAAAAACATTGGAAGTATGAAAGTTCCCTTGTTAATTGACAGTGAAACCGGCGAAAACTTTGATTACACTTCCAGCATTGACGATCAGACTTATAATCAAGTCAAGTTGACCTATGACAATGAGGAAACCGGAAAGCGGGATGTGTATATTGCAAAGGACAGTTCCCATATAAACGCATGGGGGCTTTTACAGTATTATGACACACTCAAAGAAGGAGAGAATGGGGCGGTTAAGGCTGATGCCCTTCTTTCCTTGTACAACTGTAAGACCCGCAAATTAAAGATCACAAAGGCCCTGGGAGATACCCGTGTTCGGGCGGGTTCCCTTGTGGCAGTATCCCTTGATTTAGGTGATATTATCGCCAATACCTTTATGTTAGTAGAAAAAGCGGTGCATACCTTCAAAGAGAGTGAACATTTTATGGATTTGAATTTGCGCGGGGGTGAGTTCATTGCCTGATTATACTGGATTTGTCCACATGGTGAAGCGGATAGCCCTAAACGCGGTAGCAAGCAGCAAACCAGCAGCGCTATTGTATGGAACAGTTACCAAGGTTTCGCCTATTGAAATCACGGTAGATCAAAAGCAAGTGCTGGGCAAAGCTCAGCTTGAATTTACCAAGGCCGTTACCGATCATTGGGTAGATATTGAGGTAGACCACACCACTTTGAATCGTGGCGGCGGCTCAGGCGCGGCAGCATATGAGAGCCATAACCACCAATACAAGGGGCGAAAGCGCATTAAGGTATATAACGGCCTCTTAAAAGGAGAAAAAGTTATTCTTGTGCGCTTCCAAGAGGGCCAAAGATTCCTTGTGTTGGATCGTGTAAGTGACCATATTGTAAAGGGGGAATGGCTGGGATGATTCCGGGAAACGCCACATTGTTAAATTTACCGATTGAATTTGTCGAACAGCCCAGCAAGACCTATAAAATGAATCTGTACACGGGGGAAAGGGTGCAAGGATATACTGATGGCCTGGAAGCAATCAAACAGGCCGTTTATAAAATCCTCAACACAGAGAGATATAGCTATATTATTTATTCTTGGAATTACGGGATAGAACTAAAAGACCTTTTCGGTCAAGCTATGTCTTATGTGTGCCCCGAGTTGGAACGGCGGGTAACGGAAGCGCTTACACAGGACACCCGCATTACAGCGGTTACGAATTTTGAATTTGACACTTCAAAAAGGGGAGTGCTTTCCACTACCTTTACCGTACATACAGATTTAGGCAGCTTTGAGGCTGGGAAGGAGTTGGAAGTATAATGTATGAGGGTATAACCTATGACGTAATTCTAAAACGGATGCTTGACCGCGTATCTAATAAGCTGGGGGACACCCATTCACCAACGGCCATAGAACTGCAAATTTTATACATCGAACTTGACACCATCATTAAGGAAGCCTATGGAGATACCGCCTCCCGGGACTTCCTTATTTTGCGCTGCAAAGAGCGCGGGATCACTCCCCATCCAGCTACTTACGCCACACTCAAAGGGGTGTTTACCCCGGCTACTGTGGACGTGACAGGCAAGCGCTTTAGCCTCGAAACGTCAAACTTTGTAGTCGCTGAGAAAATAGCCGATGGAGAATACCAAGTTCGATGTGAAGAACCGGGGACAAGCGGAAACCAGTTTTTGGGCAGTATTATCCCTATTGACTATGTGGACGGCCTCATAAGCGCTGAGTTGGTGGAGGTTCTCATACCCGGCGAAGATGAAGAAGATACTGAGGATTTGCGCGAAAGGTACTTCAATTCTTTTGGGGATCGGGCCTTTGGCGGTAATGTTCATGATTACCTGGAAAAGACCAATGCTATTCCGGGTGTTGGGGCTACAAAGGTTACCAGAGTATGGAACGGGGATATATCCCCTTCTGATATGATTCCCTCCGAAGCCGTTAAAACCTGGTATGAAGGGATTATTGAAGATGTAAACCCGGATGTGAAATTTTGGCTTTCATCTGTATATCATGCGGGTAAAGTCAAGAAATTGACAACCGGGGGCACGGTAAAATTAACAATCCTTGATTCCGAGTATGGCGTACCCTCAAACACCTTGATTCAGACCGTGCAAACGGCCATTGACCCGGAAGTAAATGCCGGGGAAGGGTACGGGCTTGCCCCTATAGGCCATGTGGTGACAGTAGAGGGTGCAGCGCCTGTAAGTGTTGAAGTTACTACAAATATTACCTTTGATGTGGGGTTTAGCTGGGCCAATTTGCAAAATTCCATTGAAACGGCCATATCTGATTATTTGGCAGAGTTACGGCGGCAATGGGGTGATTCCCCCCATTTGATCGTGCGGATCAGTCAAATAGAAACCAGGGTGCTTGCCCTCAAAGGCGTGATAGATATCCAAGATACAGAGTTAAACGGTTTAACTGAAAATTTAACGCTTGATAAACTTCAAGTTCCTGTGTTTGGGGGTGTAAGTGAAAAATGAGAACGGTAGACCTTGTTTTTTATCTTCCCCCTTTTATAGCAGAGTATAAAGAAATCCGGGACACGCTTACCGCTGAAAATCCGGAATTTAACCTATTGTGGGATGCGGCAGACCGGGTATTGAAAAATGAGTTTATTGCAACCGCAGATGAATACGGCATATCCAGGTTTGAAAAACTCTTGGGGATTTACCCCTCAAAGGAGGATACTTTGGAAAACCGGCGGGCAGTGGTGCTGAGCCGCATGATGGAGCAAAGGCCGTATACATACCGCACGCTGCAGCGTATACTGGATGCGTTATATGGCCCGGATACAGCCCATTGTTTTCTGAGCCGGAACAGCTATTTGGTGAGCATAAAGATAAAATGGGAGAAACCGGAGCTTTTGCCGAAGCTCCGAACAATGTTAGACATTGTACTTCCCGCGAACCTTTTATATAACTTTACCTACATTATGCCCCCGGAGACCATTGAGAACAGTTATCGTTTCTCCTTTGTCAGACCGTTCATTCGGGGAAAGTTTCTCTTCAAAGGACAGCAAATAGGTGGGTCAAAGCTTTTTTTAAGGTGGCCTGTAGCACATACAATAACCAACAGAGCTAAGTTCCTGGCAAGGTTGCCAACTAAGACGGAAGAAAAAATTTTCCTCCCCCGGATACTGATAGGCCCATATTCCGTGGACGTTATGGGAGTTGAAGGGGCATTCTTCGATGGGGCCCACAGCTTTAACGGCAGCCGCTGCTTCTGGTACACCTTCAAGCGCCGCCCGGCTTTCCAAAGCATGAACATCCTGTCCGGGGCGGCAAACCGAGAGCGCGTATCCGGCGGCGTCCTGGAAAGGCTCAGGGGCACAGCCCCAAACCGCGTATCCGGGGAACTCCGGGGCATGTACCGTGCCAGGGACAGCACAAGCTCAACTCCCAGGCGCACCGGCACGGCAATGCACATCAGGGCAAAAAATAGAAACACCGTGACAGCCTTCCTCACCGAGGACAGCATGTGGCTCTTTGACGGAGCCTGCACCTTCGGCGGTGAGAGGAGGTTCAACGCAAAAACAGAAAGGAGCGAACTGTAATGGCAAGCAGCACTACAAGCGTCATAACCCACCAGAGGAGGGTGAACCTGGCGAAGATAACCCGCGGGGAGGTTGAGACCATCCCCAAGATAACCCATATCGCCTTCGGCAGCGGCGGCGTGGACGAGAGCGGCCAGCCCATCCAGCCCCTTGAGACAATGACGGCCCTTAACAACGAGGTGGCCCGGTACGAGATTGAGAAGATTGAGACGCCGGTGGACACCACAAACCGCTATACCGTCACCATCCCGGAGTCCGACCTGAACGGCACGAATATCAACGAGATGGCCCTTATAGACGCGGACGGCGGGCTGGCGGCGATAAAGACCTTCCTCAACAAGGGCAAGGACGGTGACGTTGAGTTCACCTTCCAGTTTGACGACGAGTTCTAAGCGGGGGGCGGCGTATGGCAGATGAAAAATATGTGATACCGGAAGCCCCGAAGTACCGCGTCCCGAACATCCGGAAGCTCCAGGACAGGGACCCGGTGAGCGCGTCCGGGATAGTGAACCCAACGCTCATAGAGCCAATTTTGGAGAGCATTGCCTATCATGAGAAGCATAAGGCGGAGCTTTCGGAGGACGGAAAAATACCGGTCGAACAGCTGCCGGCTGGTGTGCCCGGGGGAGTGGCTGTCCTGGATGAGGAAGGAAGGCTCCCTTCAGAGCGTCTGCCGGTCAGTGTGCCCGGAGGGGTCGCGGGCCTTGATGATGACGGCAAGGTGCCCCCGGAGCAGCTCCCGGCCCTGGGCGGGCATATCGCCCAGGCAGAAGCCCCGGATAACACGAACCTTCTGTGGATAGACACGGCGAACAGCAATATTATCAAGTTCTACGACCCCGGGTCCGAAACCTGGAAGCCGGTGGGAGCTATATGGTCGTAGTCAAAGGGGTGATTACATGAAGCAAATTATAAGCCGGGACGTAGACAGCTGGTATGCGAAACTCAACGGCATACTGACAAAGCACGGCCTCAGCGGCATAGACGTCCCCGAGATATCCGGGACCGCAAGAGCCGCCCAGGTGACGCCGCTGACGGACAAGCTGGACGAGATGAAGACGGACACTTACTACAAGCTGGCTGACTACTCAGACTGGGGGCAGATAGTGCAGGGGGCGGTAATGCGGGAGCAGACGGTCACCGGGGTGGAGGCCACGCTCGAAAGCATTGAGGCGGTTATCGTCTGCCGGAACATGGCGGGTAATTCCTATGGGACGTGCTCCAATGGAGTCAACTCCAACGGCGTGGATTCTAACGGCGTTTGTTCAAACGGTTCAAATTCAGACGGGACAAACTCTGACGGCACTTGCTCCAAAGGCACCAAGTCCAACGGCACCTGCTCCAACGGAACGTGCTCCAAGGGCACTAAGTCCTATGGGACCCGGTCCTACGGCACAAACTCCTACGGCTCATATTCGGACGGGACTAATTCAAATGGTACATGTTCTAACGGCACCTGTACTGACGGCACCAAATCAAATGGAAGCAATTCTGATGGCACTCTCATGAATACGGTAAAATCAAACGGTACCAACTCCAACGGCGTTCAGTCCAACGGTACATGCTGGAAGACAACGAACTCAGACAGCGCCCTGAGCTATCAGAGTAAATCCCATTCCGCAAACCAGGACGGCCTGAATAACAACGGCTACAAGTCTAATGGGACCTGTTCTGAAGGCATGCATACAGCCTCTTCCCGCACCAATGGCAGCAAATCCAATGGTTCTAACGCTCAGGGGAGCAACTCCAATGGCTCTAACTCCAATGGTACAAAGTCCAACGGCACCAAATCAAACGGCAGCGACTCCTATGGTACTTATTCCCAGGGCAGCTATTCCGACGGCACCAACTCCAACAGCAGCAACTCTGACGGAGCCCATTCAGAGGGCACGAACTCCGACGGAGTATGTGCCCACGGTGTAAAATCCAACGGGAACAATGCCCACGGAGCCCACTCCAACGGCACAAACAGCAACGGCAGCAACAGCGACGGCAGCGAGATAGACGTGGGCAACGCCAACAGCACCCACAGCAACTAGGAGGACAAGATGGGACGGACAACAGCGGTTCTATACTCAACGGCAGTTTGCAATCTGGACTGCACCTACTGCTACATCAACAAAAACAAAGGCCTCAGGGCCATTGACAGGCTCCTGGAGGAAAGCTTTTCAGACCCTGACTATTACTTTAATTTCATCCGTGACTACTTCCCCCATAGAGGTGATTTACAGAGGCTGGAGGTCTGGGGGGCCGAGACCTTCCTGCATATGGAGAGGGTGCACCCTGTGCTGCGCAGGCTTATAGGGCATTACCCATTTTTCAAAAACTTCTTCGCCTCCACCAACTTTTCATACCCGGAGTGGACAGACAAGGTTTTCGGCCTGCTGGAGCAGTTCGCCGGGTACGCCCCCAGGCGGTTTGAGGTGACCCTGCAGCTCTCCCTGGACGGCCCAAAGGAGATTACCGACAGCACCAGAGGGGCCGGGGTAACGGAAAAATGCCTTGAAAACCTTGAACGGCTTCTGAGAGGAGCCGGGGAGATTCCTGAAAACGTGAGACTGTTCCTGGCCTTCAAGCCGACCCTCTCCGTAGACACCATGTACCGGCTCGATACGAAGGAGAAAATCGTTGAATATTATAAATTCTTCGAAGAACTCATTCAGAAAGTCATAGACTTAAACCTGCCAAACCTTAATGTGAATTACCCTGTGCCCAACATCGGGGTCCCGGCCCCGGCGGGGAAGGAGGACGGCGTATTCTTCGCCGGATTGGTAAAAAACTGCCGGGAGATAGAGCGTGAGAATAACGAAAAGGGGTATTTCAGGTTCTACCGGGAGATAACCCCCTTCGCCACCAATGTGCGGCCTAAGGAGGAGGACACCTACAATTATCCCTGCTTCAACTGCGGCACCGGGAGCACGAATATAGGCTTTTTGCCAAACCGCCTTATCTCCTCCTGCCATAACGGCTTCGTGGACGTGCTGGAGGACTATGAGGAAAACCTCCTGGAGAATCCTGACTCCAGCATAGACCCCAAGCTTTTCCAGCCAACCCACAACAAATTTACCCATACCGAGGAGGGCTACCCCGCCTATGAGCGGCAGATAGCCCACTACAACGGGGCGGGCTCCATGTGCCGCATGGGGTGTCTGGCGGGCTTTATCCGCACGCTGGCTATAGCGGGTGAAATAGACGGCAGATACGCCACAGAGGAGGGCGCTTTCCGGGGAGCGGAGCTGTACCAGAGCTGCACCTGCAACTGCCTTAGGGACAACTATATGGTGACAGGCTCAACCTGTCTTCAGCCTGAGGGCATGATAAAGCTGCTGCTAAACGGCGCTTTGGACTATATTATGGAGGAGGGAGAACATGTCTGTTCTTGATACGATACTTGAAAAACGCTTTTTCACTCCCTGGCGGCAGGGGAGGAGCGGCGACCCGGCAAGCCTTTGGCCGGACAGCAGCCTTGAGCTGTATGTGACCGCGGCCTGCAACCAGAACTGCGAATACTGCTACCTGGTGCGGCAAAAGGAGCTGTACCCCCGGGAGGCTATGGAGCCGGAGACAATCAAGGAAAATATGAAAATCTTTCTGGACTGGTGCCTGGAGGAGGGCTTTTCCTTTAATCAGGTTGACCTGTTCTCCGGGGAGATTTGGCACAGTCCCTTCGGCTGGGAAATTCTGGATATCCTGCTGTCCTACATACGGCAGGGGCTCAAGGTGGAGACGGTAATGATACCCACAAACGCCAGCTTTGTCCTGTCAGACAGGGCCATAGCGGAAATGGCAAACAGGATAGAGGACTACGGAGCCGCTGGGTGCAGACTACAGCTTTCCGGCTCCATTGACGGCGGGCTGTCCGACGGCATAACCCGCAGGGGGAACGACAGCCGCCTGACAGACGAGAAGAATACCGATGACTTCTACGACAGGTTTTTCTCCTTCTGGCGGCGGTTTGGGCTTGTGTTCCATCCTATGGTGTCGGCGGAGAATGTGAAATACTGGAGGGAGAATTTTCAGTGGTGGGACGAAAGGTGCAGGGAATACGGATATGACGCCTTCCGGGACATCATGATGCTGGAGGTGCGAAACGACAACTGGACGGATGAAAGCATAGAGGATTATAAAAGCTTCCTGGGATTTTTAATAGATAAGCTGCTGGACGAGCGCTGCTCAGGAGATGTGAAAAAGCTTGTGGACCACCTGTTCCTGACGGATATATTTAACCCCGGCAGCAGCGGGTACATAAACTTCGGCCTGACAAAGGCTGACGCCTTCCAGGGCTGCACGGTGAGCGATATGTTCACCGTGAGGCTTGGGGATTTGGCTATCCCCCCATGCCACCGCACAGCCTATGACGAGCTGCTGTACGGCAGGTTCAGGGTGGAAGATGGCAAAATCACAGGCATTGAGGCGCATAACCCACAGATAGCCTCCAGGATACTGCTTCAGGACAGCATACTGTGCTCCCCTGGCTGCGACTGCTGCCCGTATAATTTTTTCTGTCTGCGGGGCTGCTACGGCTCCCAAAGAGAGGCCGGGAAGGACCCCTTCATGCCTATTGAGAGCGTGTGCAGGCTGTTCAGAGGGAAGATAGACTTCCTTATTGAAAAATTTGAGGCGTTGGGCGTGTGGGAAGTTTTGGAGAAAATTTCTCCGGTAAACGCAAGATATGAGGCCGTGCGGGAGACACTGCAGGCCGTAAAAAGCATAAGGGAGGCGAGGGTATGAATGGGCTGACACTGGAGCTGTTCAGGACTGTGAAGGTCCTGGACGAGAAGGGGCGGCAGATGGTATTCGGCTGGCTTTCGGCCCTGCTGAAGCTGCCCTATATTGACAGTACGGAGAAGGGAAACGCCCTTATCCTGCTTGACTATCTGGAGGCGCTGGAGGGCTCCGGGGTCCTGGCCCCGATGCTCAGGGACGCAAGGGCGAAGCTGAGCCTTGAGGCCCCAATGCCCTGGGATATGGAGTGGCCGGAAAACTATCAGGTGTCCGTGAACGGTGAAAAGCTCTCGCCGGAAGACCTGAGGAGAAGGGGCATCCCGCACGTGGACTTCCGGCTGAACAAGCCCATACGCAGCAGCCTGGAATACTCCCTCACCCGCCGTATCCACAGCGACGGCAGAATAGAGCTTCTGCCGGAATATCAGGTGTTCACGGCCCCGCCTGTGGGGGAGCGGCATTTGTTCCATGCTTACGGAGAAAAGGCTGTACAGACCGCCGGCGGTTAGCCGGTGTTTGTAATATAAACTTATAAGGAGAGATATAAATGAAGCTGACACTGAAAAACGGAACGGTAATTGACGTGGTGGACGTGGAGGAGTCCTACTATCCCAGGAACACCCAGGGGGTCCTGCTGAATATCCACATGAACAGCCAGGGGGAGCTTGAGGACCTTAGGGACGCCTTCGTGCCGGAGGCCCTGGAGACCCTGACGGTGGGCGAGGGCGACGATGTAAAGACCATCCCGGGGTATACCCAGGTGGACTCTATACGCAAGTTTTATGGCGGGGGGGCCGAGTATGATACTACGGTGACTCTGGTGAAGGGGGCCGGTGTATGACCCTCGCGGAGCTGCTGGGCTGGGGCGGCGGTGGCCTGTTCCTGCTGCTGACCCTGGTGCAGGTGGCTCCCGTCAAGCTCAACCCCTGGTCCGCGCTGGCCGCGCTGGTTGGCCGGGCGGTGAACCAGGAGGTTCTGGGCAAGCTGGACGGTCTCAGAAGGGCCCAGACAGAGAACCGGCAGCGCCTGGACGAGCACATCCGCGCTGACGATGAGCGGGACGCGAACGCACACCGGGCAAGAATCCTT